TATAACTTATTCAGAAATAGAAAACTTAAATTATATTGATGCTTTAAAAATTAATTCTATTTTAGATTTTAAATATAATTTAGAACTTGAAAAACAAAAAGAATTAGAAAGTAAAAATAGTTATGGCAACTAGTCTTAAAGAATTAATAGTTACTTTTGAAGCAAATGCAAGACCAGTAATAAATGCATTAAATCAAATTGATTCAAAATTAAAACGTACAACTAGATCTTTGAGATCTACAGGGGAATCTTTTACTAATTTAGGTAAAGAAATAGGATTAGCTTTATCATTGCCATTAGCTGCTTTTGGTGGTATGTCAGTAAAAGCTATTGCAGATATTCAATCTTTAGAAGCTTCTTTAACATCAGTTTTAAAAAAATATAATACAGGATTACCTATTCAGCAAGCTGTTACTGCTGAAATAGATCACATGAAATCTGTTTCTAAAGAATTAGGAACTTCTTTTACAGAATCTGTAAAACCTTATGTAAAATATTTAGCAGCATCTAAAGACACTTTAGAGACTAATAGAAAAGTTATAAAATCTTTTTTAGGTTTATCAGCAGGTTTAGGTTTAACGGCAGATGATACAAAAAGAGTTATTAGATCGTTAGAGCAAATGCAATCTAAAGGGCAAATAATGTCTGAAGAATTAAAATTGCAATTAGGTGATGCTATTCCAGGTGCTGTAAGTTTGTTTGCAGAATCTATGAATTTATCTACAAACGCTTTTTTAGATCTTGTAGAAAAAGGTGAGGTTTCTTCAAAAATATTATCAAAAGTTGCAGATACAATACAAAAAAAATACGGAGAATCTATAAAAAAGGGATCTTTAACTATAAGAGCAAATTTGAATAGAATAAATAATGCTTTTTATGATTTAAGAATTAATGTAGGTAGATCATTAGATCAAGTTTACGATATTAATAATAGATTTAGAAGTTTTGCCAACTGGTTAGACAAATTAGCTCAAAATTTTAAAAGATTAGATGAACAAGGTAAAAAGATAATATTAACTATAGGATTATTTGTAGCAGTAATAGGTCCAGCTTTAATAGCATTAGGGTATTTTGTAAGAATGATAAGTTTTGCTATAGGAGGTTTTAGAATATTATTTGCCTTATTAATTAAAAACCCTTTAGGTCTTTTAATAACTACTTTAATAACTTTATATATAAAATTTGAATCTGTAAGAAATATAGTAGATAGTATTGCTATATCTTTATATAATGCATTTAAAGTTAGTTCTAGTTTTATAAGAGACTTTATAGAAGATTTAAAAATTGTTTATAATTGGATAGTAGAATTAGGGAATAAACTAAAAGAAGGCTTTTTTGCTAAGATAGAAAATATATCTAGCAAATTAGGTAATTTAAAAGCTTCTTTTAAAGATTTTACAGGTTTTGGAGATAATGAAATTGATATTGCATCAGGGGCAAAAGCTTCTATAGCAAATACAACTAATATGAGTTCTATTGCTAATAATCAAAAAACTGTAAATAATAATTTAACAGTAAATATTCCTCCTGGTATGTCTGGTTCAGATGCCGCAGGAATAAAAGAGGCGGTGAAACAAGCGTTACAAGAAGAAAATAGACAATCTTATATTGAGTTAGGAGCACAATGAGTTTTTTTACAAATGCAGCAGCAATAATTTTTAAGCAACCATTTACTCAAAAAATAGGTAGATTAGAAATTGATATTGTTAGCTCAAGAAGTATATCAGAAAAAGTTGCTTTAACAAACAACCCTATTGAAGGAGGCTTTAATACTGATAATGTTAGAAATGAGCCTACTGAAATAATAATTGCCGGTATTATAAGTAACTTTTCTTTAAAAAATTCTAAAATAAAAAGAATTTCAGAATTAGCTTCAGGTAATATCCCTAATAGATTAAAAGAAGCTCACGATGAATTATATAGGATATTTAAAAATAAAGAACCTGTTGATCTTGTGATGAAATTTAAAAATTATTCTAATATGGTAATGACAAGTTTAGATATGCCAACTAATGCTAATGATGGGGATAGCTTTAGATTTACCGCTACATTTAAAGAAGCTAGGATTGTTTTTAGTCAAACAATAGCAACTAGTAATTTAACAATAAAAACTGATAGTGCTAAAAAACAAAGTTCTTATGGTAGGCAAGTAGGCGAAAACAAAGTTTTTACTCCTGATTCTGAAATTAACTTAATACAATTTATTAAGTCTTTATTTTAAATATTATGGCTACAATAATTCCTATTAAAAATAATCCTAATCATACAATTACTATTGAATTAGAATCAAAACTATTCAAGTTGTGGTTTTTATATAATTCAATAAGTGATTTTTGGACTATGTCTTTATATGATGAAAATGATAATTTATTAGTTTCTAACATTAAATTAGTTGCAAATTATCCTTTATTATTTACACATAAAAATAAAAGTTTTCCTTTAGGTGATTTTTATTGTGAAATAACTGATAGATCTGCAACAATTAGTAGAAACTCTTTTTCATCTGGAGAAGCTAAATTATTATATTTAACACAAGAAGAAGTTGGATTAATATAATATGATTAGACTATATAAAAGAAAAACACAGGTTATAATTAAAAAATTAGGTTCAGCAAATTCTAAATTGTTAGATGGTCTTAGAATTTCTTTTGATATAGACATGGACGACAATAAAGAAACAAATACTGGAAAAGTTAATATTTATAATTTATCAAAAGAAACTATAGGTTTGTTAGAACAAAAAGATGTTTCTATGATATTAAAAATAGGATATGATGGAAAAGAATTAAGCACTTTATTTATAGGTAATGTTGTTGAATATGAATATGATTACAACGGATCAGATATTATTACTAAAGTAACTTTAAAAGATGGTTATATACCTTTAACAAATAGAAAATTATCTCTTTCATTTTTAGAAAATTCTAACACCCAACAAATAATAGAAAAAATTATAGGAGAATTAAATTTAGTTAAAAGTGATTATTCATTATTACCTAATTATATTTATAAACAAGGTTTTTCATTTATAGGATCACCTGGAAATGCATTAGATATTGTTTTAGCAAGAATAGGTTATGAATGGACAATAGCAAATAATGTTTTAATAATAAGCAAACCTAATGAAAGTAATAAACAGATAACTACTCAATTTTTATCCCCTGAAACAGGATTAATAAATAAGCCTAAAAGGTTTAAAGAAAAATCTGTAAAAACTAAAACTAAAAATAATAAGTTAATAGATGGCTGGAAAATAGATTGTTTAATTATACCTTCTATTCAACCAAAAAATTTAATTAAAGTTGAAAGTTCTGAAATAAAAGGAATATTTTTAGTAAAATCAGTTAGATTTAATGGTGATACTGAAAGCGATAATTGGTTATGTCAAATTCAAGCAATACAAAAATGACAATAAGAAACACAGAAATATTAAATATTATTATTGCTAATAAGATTGCTGATATGCATATTTGTATGCCTGCAAAAATATTAGAATATGATTACACAAAACAAAAGGCAAAGGTTCAACCTTTATTGAACCAAAAATACAATGATGGAGAAGTTATTAAATTACCTATAATTCATAATGTGCCTGTAATTCACCCTGCTTCTGGAGGAGCTTCTATTACATTTCCTGTAAATGCTGATGATACTGTTTTATTAGTATTTTCTGAAAAAAGTTTAGAGGAGTGGCTTTCAAATGGAGAACAAGTTACTCCAGATGATCCTAGGCAAAATGATTTAACAGATGCTATTGCTTTATTAGGATTAAATCCTTTTAGTAGAACATCTCCTGCCGCTAACAATACTGATTTACTTATTAAATATGCGGGTTCAGAGGTAAAATTAAAACCTTCTTCTGAAATAGATGTTAATAGTAATACTATTAACATAATAGGATCTAATGAAATAAAATTAAATAGTTCTACTGAAATAAAAGTAGAAGCTCCAGAAATAAAATTAGAAGCTACAGAAATAAAATTAAATGGAGATGTAAAAATAAATAATAGTTCTTATAATCTTCATACCCATAGTGGTGTAACTTCTGGATCTTCTAATACTGGTCCTATAACTTAATTTATATAAATATTATGAGTACATTAGCACTAAATTCTAATAATGATCTTTATTTTGATAATAAAAAATTAGCTATTATTTCAGGAAATAACAGTGATAAAGAAATATTACAAAGAGTTAGAATGAGATTAAAATTTTTTAAAGATGAATGGTTTTTAAATTCTGGTCATGGCATTCCATATTTTGATGATATATTAGGTACTAAAAATTTAGATCTTAATATTATTGAAAGTATATTAAGAGAACAAATTTTAAATGTTGAAGGAGTAAGAGAAATTGTTGAAAGCTCTATTGATTACGATAATAAAGAAAGAAAACTTAAATATTCAGTAAATTTAATTTCAATAAACAATTCTGTTATTACGGATAAATTAATTGTACTTTAAATAATTTTATTTTATAGTATTAATTATTTAAAAATTAAATTTAATTATTTTATGTCTTACGGCGTTACAGATAATGGCTTTGTTAGAAAAACAAATGAACAAATTATAATTGATTATAAAAATAAGTGGAAAGAGAAATTAGGGCAAGATTCGGATTTCAGCGAAGATTCGCCTAATACTATTTTAATAGGTTTATGGGCTCATTCAGTAGATACTTTATGGCAAGTGGCAGAAGATACTTATAATTCGTTAAATAGAAATACCGCACCAGGAGTACCTTTAAATAATTCAGTGTCTTTAGTAGGTACAAATAGACAAGGATCTTCTGCATCAACTTCTAAAGTAAGTTTTAGAGGTGATAATGCTACTTCTATCCCTTCAAATACTCAAGTTACACAATCCTCAACAGGATTAATATTTAAAACATTAGAAGATAAATTTATTACTCAAAGTCAATGTAACTGGGTTCAAATGACAGTTACAACAATAAGTAATAATGCTACTTATCGTTTTTACATAAATAGTAATAGTTATTCTTATACTTCTGATGCAACAGCTACAGTAGATGAAATTGTAGCAGGATTAAAAGCCGCCGTTGAATCCGCTAATATTGGTTTAACCATAACTAATGGAGGATCTGGCTTAATGACAATAGAAGCTACTGATAAAAATGATATTTATGATATTACAGCAGATGCTAAAATAACTCTTGGTAAAGTTCAATCTCAAATAGAAGTTGTTGCTTTAAAAGTAGGTAAAAATGAAGTTGCTGCTGAAACTATTGATACAATCTCAACATCAATATCTGGTTTAGATTCTGTAAGAAATTATTATGCAGGAGAAACTGGAAGAGAAATAGAAACAGATCAAGATTTAAGGTTAAGAACTCAACAAAATATCGCTGCTGCGGGATTTAATTTTGTTGATGCTATTAGGGCAAGAGTATTAAATGAAGTTTCAGGAGTAAGTTATTGTAAAGTCTATGAAAATGATAGTTTAACAACAGATATAAATAATATTCCTGCTAAATCATTTGAGACAGTTGTTGAGGGAGGTTCTAATGCAAATATAGCTAATAAATTATTTCAAATGAAAGTTGCAGGTATAAAATCTCACGGAGACATTACTGTAGAAATTAAAGATAATCAAAATATTCCACATAATATTAAATTTTCAAGACCTAGTAATTTATATATGTGGGTTAAAGTTGTTATTAATTCTTATAATAATGAAGAGGTTTTTCCTACAAATGGTGAAGCAGCAATAAAACAATCAATATTGCAATTTGCTGATAATTATTTTAATATAGGAGATGTTATTGTAACACAAAAATTTTATAAACCTTTATATGAGATTGAAGGTATAGGATCTGCTACAATAACTATTGCTTCAACAGGAACATCGGGAGGAACGCCAAGTTACAGTTCTTCTAATATTAATTGCTCTATTAGGCAAAAGCCTTCATTTAATTTAAGTAGAATTGAGGTTACATTATAATGAGTATATATAATGATATAAAAAAATTAAATATTGAACAATTTAAGAATTCAGAAAATTTTAATAAAATTCTTAAAATAGTAGCTGAACCTTTTGATGAATTAAAGGTTGTTTTTTCTGATTTAAAAGGTATTTTAAATATAGCTAATTCTTCAGGAAAACAATTAGATTTAATAGGACATATTGTATTGGAAAGTAGAAATGGTAGAAATGATGTTGATTATCGTTCTGCACTAACTTTAAAAATATTTAAAAATACTTCTAGGGCGTTTGTAGAAGATATAGTTAAAATTTTAACTATAGTAACTAATGCTACTAAAGTTGTTTATTCTGATAACCCTCCTGCTGCTTATACCATTTATACGAATGGGAAAACAATACCAAGCAACATTCAAAGTATAATTGATAAGTTATCAGCGGCAGGGGTGGAAGTTTTAATTTATGCGTCATGTGGGGAAACTCCATTTATTGCTACAGAAATTCAAACTACAAGAGCTAATTTACAAACTTCTTCAGGAGATAATATTGTTGATGATGCAGGTTCTCAATTTGTAGTAGATTATAGTTCAGAAATTCAAAGTGATAAACTTCAAAATATTTTCGCTGGAAAAGGTTTAGGTGTTGTAGAAACTTTAAATTTAGTAACAAATACTGGTGCTACTTTGGTTACAAACACAGGGGCAATTTTAAGTGCTTATGATGAAAATCAAAATATTTTAGATGGAGGAAAAGCAAATTTAGCATATCAATAATTAAATAATTAATATTATGGCAACAAAACCAAATAAGATAGTAGATTGGGCGAATAACGACACAGTAGAAACTAGACAAGGAGGAAATAATAAACTAGAGCCTACTGATAATTTAAAAAATAATGGTAGTTTAGATGGTAGTTATTCATTAAATCATTTAAATTTTATGTTTAATGTGTTAGGATTGTGGAGTAAGTTTACAAATGATATGATAGAAGTTGTAAATGGTACTGGTACAGGATTAACAAAAGATGAGCATTTTTCATTTATTTTTGCTTTTGATAGTACAAATTTAAGTAATTATGTTTTAGGTTTTGCTGATAAGCCTACTTCTGCGGCTGCATCAACAAAAATTATAAACAATAATACTTTAACATTTGGAACTGCTAATGCTGATGGGACTATTCCTATATCTGGTGTTACAGCAACAAATATTAAAGCTTTTAGTATTAATTTTAAAATTAGTTAGAAAATTATGACAAATATTACAGTTGCAGGATTACCAGCGAAAACAGGGACTATACAAGATGGAGCTTATTTGCATTTGACTGAAAGTGGCGTAGATACAAAAGTCACAATAGCTCAAGTAAAAGCAAAAATTTCAAGTCAATATTCATCAGATATTAATAGTTTTTTAAGTTCAACAAATAAAGCTGCAGGAAGAGCAAATTTATCTATTGATAGAAGAGTTGCAGTTGATAATGCTGACTATACTATTTTAAATACAGATAAGGTTGTTGCTCAAATAGGGACTATGTCTGCTCCTAGGACATTTTCTCTTCCTGCAGCTTCAACTGTCCAAGCAGGAGCAGAAATTATTGTTATTGATGAATCAGGTTCTGTTAATGGTACAAATAAAATTACAGTACAAAGAAATGGAACAGATACTATTGATGGTGCAACATCAATAGATATTAATACAACTTATGGTGCTTTAAAATTAATTTGCGATGGA